AGAGGTAGTAGATGAGCCAAGAGGTAGCGACTACTCCAAAGAGTATTTAGAAAGATCAATAGAAAGTTTTAAAACCTACGATGAAGAGATGAGCTGGGCAGAACAGCACGGAGCATATCAAGACAGTAATGGTGAGTGGGTAGTATAAATAAAATAAAAATATATGAGAGAAATAAAATTTAGAGTTTGGTATCCCTATGGTGATGGGGGAGAAATGGTAAATGATATTTGGATAGATTTAGAAAGGTGTGCAGTTATGGCTGATAATGATGATTTATGCGAAAGAGAAGGACATAGTGGGGCAATCTTAATGCAATACACAGGACTTAAAGACAAAAACGGCAAGGAGATTTATGAGGGGGATATTATGGCAGTCAAAGGTATTGACGATGACCAAGAATATTATTATGAAGTTTATCAAAACAAACAAGGAACCTGGATGGCGTGTAATGAATTATATTTTGATTTAAAAGATAAAATTTTTGAAAGGTATGTTGTTTATGGTAATAAATTTAAAAACCCAGAACTAATAAAATAAAATATATGAAATGTATCCTATGCGGTGAAGAAATCACCGAAGAAAGCGACAACCCAAACAGATGTCTTGATTGTTACGAAGAGTGGGGTGATGATTACCCTGATAGATAAATAAAATAAAAATAATAATAAATAAAACAAAATTATGAACCCAAACGAAAAAACATTTGATCAATTAAATGATAAAGAATTGCTTGATTTAACAGAAGAGCAAATTGAGTTTTATATTAAACTCAAAAAAGCAGAAACTGGAATTAGGATTATTAAATGTCCAGAAATTCCAGAATATAGAGAAATACCAAAACCAGATTTGACTGTTTATGGAGCATTCGGATTTTATTTTGATAATCTAGAAACAGCAGAAGAAATTGTAAAACTTGTTAATAGTAAATCTCCATTGGCATTAAATGTAAATTATAATTACAATTATGGAAGTGATAAAAAGTATGCTAAACCCTTTGAGGGTAGTTTAACAGAGGTAGATGTTAAACAAGTATATTCTGAAGAAGTTTATAACTCTATTACTAATATTTTATCTTCAAATAAAAAAATTGAAGATGCATATAATAAATTAAAAGAAGAGTATGATGAGCAGAATGAAAAATCACAAGAGATAGTAGATAATATTTATTCTAAAATAGCAGAAGCAAAGGAAAGAAAAGAATTATATGAAGATTATGTTATAAGAATTAAGGATTATTTAAGATTGTCTAATGGTGATATAACCATAGCTTGGAATTTCTTTAATAAAGCATACGAAATTGAGCCATCAATTAAAAATAGAATAATTGAGAGTGATGAGTATATAAACGAAGTTAATAGTTATAAAAACTAAATATATGAAAAAATACCAAACTGGCTGGAAACAACCAACACTACACCACTACTGGGCTTGGTCAATAATAGTAGTCCCAGTAATAATGGCACTAATTAACACAATAATCTACTACTAAAATGAAAAATGCTTTATTAAAACTAAAAAAGGCAAGAGCAGAAATTAAAAACTCAAACATTAAAAAATCTGGTAGAAACAATTACTCAAAGTTTGACTATTTCACCCCCGAACAGGTGGAGCAGTTAGTAGATAATGCTTGTGAAAAAACTAACACTATTGTCTTATGTAATTTAAAGGCAGACGAACACGGCTTATTTCAAACACTTACTTTCATAGACTTAGACAGTAGCGAAGAAATTTACTTTGAGATGAGAACTAAGCACGGCTCAATCAAAGCCACTAACGAAACCCAACAAATGGGTGGAACAGATACCTATTCTGAAAGATATATCAAGATGAAAGTATTCCAAATTAAAGACAATAACCTAGATTTTGATAGTCAAGACGGAAAAAAAATTGAAAAGAAAAAAGTATTTGGTGGTAGAAAGCCAGAAGTAAAGACAATACCAAATTTTGGCGATGAACCTTTTGACGGAAGTAAAACAGTAGAAGAACAAACAAAGGTAACTAATAAAACTATAAATTTTTAAAATGAACAAACAAATTTTTGTAAGATATGCTCAAATCAAAAATGAGATGAAAGCACTCAAACAAGAAGAAGACGAGCTAAACAAACAAGTATTAGACGAACTTGAAAAAGAGGGGGTAGTAAAAGCAGAGTCAGACTTCGGAACTTTCTCGGTGGTAGAAAAAAAAACATATAAGTTTGATGATGAGTTGCAAGAAAAAATAAATAAAATGAAAAATCAGATTAAACTTAATGAAAATTTAGCCATACAAGACGGACTAGCAGAAGAAACAATAACTAAATCATTAAGATACACCAATGCCAAAAATTAAAATTTTACAAATCTCACAAACAACACAAAAAAAAGATGGCTCACCAATAGCCAATAATAAAGCTAAGGTTGGAATTAAAACAAACGACAAAGACGGAAACGATGTCTGGATAAATGGTTTTGTCCCAGTAGGAAGTGTGAATTGGAAAGAAGGAGATACTGTTGAACTAGAAGTTTACAATGATGAACAATGGGGGTTGCAGTTTAAAACACCAGAAGGATTAGAGCCAGTTGATAGAATTGGAGAGCTTGAAAAACGAGTTTTAAGGCTTGAACAAATGTTAAATGGTAAAGATGCCACAGAAGACAAAGAAAACCCGTCAGAAGCCAAAAATGAGCTTACAGAGCAAGATAAACAGAAAGTATTAGACTCAATACCATTCTAATATGGCTAAAAAAATATCCTATTACAGAAATAAAGCGGATAAGGCAATGCAACAATTTCTAACCGCAAAAAATCCTCGTTGCGAGGTATGCGGTCAAGATACAAGTTGTATGCACCACTTCTTTACTAAGTCCAGTTCTTCTTTTCTTCGGTATGATGAGCGAAATCTAATTCCCTTGTGTAATCGGTGTCATTTTAGACATCATAATACAAGCGACCCAAACATTCACGCCACTATTATCGAGAAAAGAGGTCTGGACTGGTATAGAAAACTAAAAGGTGATAGCCACAATATCCAAAAAGCTAGTATAGGATACTATAAATCAATAATAGATAAATATGAAAATTAAAATTAAAATATTTAATATTATTATAAGATTTGAAATATACAAAGAAATAAATATAAACAAATAATATGTTCCAAGTTCCAAGTAATATAGAGTCAATAAGAACCCTAAAAGATAACACCGTTAGACTTACTGTTGATTGTCAAGAAATAGCACCGATTGAAATGGCAGAAGTATTTACCCTTAAAGGAAGACTAGGCTGGTTTATATTTAGTGAAAACACAATAGAACAATCTGACATACCAAAAGAAAACGCACCAGAGTTTAAAAACGATAAAAGCCCTAGTAAAAGATTAAGAGATACACTTTATGTTTATTGGGATAAATGCACCGATAAGAGTATTGATTTTAATTCCTACTGGGAAAAATGGACAAACAAAAAAGTAGAAGAAATTAAAAACAAATTACCCTAGTTATTTTTAAAGGGGGATTAACAAGTTATAAGTAAACTTCAATCTGGATTATTCTGGATTGATAGTTGAAAATAAAAATTTAATCCTCGCTTAAAGATAAATAATAAAAATTATGAAAAAAAATAATAAAATATATGTAAATTGGGGTAAAAAAGATGAAAGTGGTGATAGAGATAAGTGTGATACAAGATTAGATGAAGCAGAAAAAATGGTAAATTATATTAGTAATATAATACCAAAAGAAAGCAAAATATGGTGTCCTTTTGATACTGATCAAAGCAATATAGTTATAGCATTAAAAAATAATGGATATAAAAATATTATAAATACTCACATAGACAGTGGAGATGATTTTTTTGAAACAGAAATTGATTGCGATTATATAATTAGCAACCAACCGTTTCAGAATAGAACTCCAATTTTCAAGAGACTTTATTCTTTTAATAAACCTTTTATAATGCTCCAACCCACACAAGCTTTTAATAATAACTCTTATATTAGATGGTTAATTGAATTTAATAAAGATACTGGTTTTTTATATCCAAATAATAGAATGGGTTTTATTGTAAATAGGATAGAAAAAGACAAAACAACAGCTTTTTATCCATTTTGGCATTGTTATAAAATAAAAGGAGTAAATGGATTTATGTCTTTAATATAAATAAATTAAACTATGAAATACAAAGATAAAAGTCTGATGATACCCTTAAACGAAAGGACACCAGCTTGGATAAGAACAACCTATCACAAGATATTAAAGAGAATGTCTTATAAGCAAAACAAACCAATAGCTTATTTTATAGATGAGGCTATTGGTGAGTGGTTAAGAAATAATTATAAATAATATATAAGTATGTCAGCAGATAACGCTATTTTACTTGCTCATTTCCCAGACGGATATAGGGTTGTAGAGGCTCAGGCAATAGAGAACATTGATTACTACCCCAAAGGGAGCAAGGAGTATAAAGAAACATTAAGGGATTATTTCGGTAACTCTAAGGTATTTAAAACCAAAGAAGAAGCTGAACAAGAAGTTAAAAGAATGGAAAAAGACATATATATTTTAGAATATGGCGTTATAGATATAGGTGAGAGAGAATTTTAAATAAATAACATAAAACTATGACAAAACTAATTTGGATATTATGCTGGATAACATCTATAATAATAACTTGGTATGCTGTCTATGTATGGCATAGTATAGAAATGTTTAGAGGCTGTGAGGTTACTCATCAATTAAACAATGTTGAGAATGTTTTAATAAAGTAAATAATTAACCCTCCAGAAGAGCTGGATAATAAATAATATGCTAACTTATAAAGTAAATGTAAGAATACCAAAACGAAACACTAACTACACACTACTATTAGTTATAATTCTAATAACACTTATCGGCTTTATCTATAATTTATTTAAATAAATAATATGTGGGAAGAACAATTTGAAGATAAATTTTCATCTTTAAAAAATTGGATAGAAAAAAGAGGATTAGTTGGAACTAAACAAGCATTAAAAGACTTCATCACCAAAACCATAGAACAAGAGAAGATTAAACTATTAGATGAATTTATATCTGGACATAGATGTCATAGTTGCGGTAAAAGATGTGAATGTGAAAATGGCGATTGATCAAACTGTTCACGCCTTTGTGAAACAATTGATAACATACTATGAAAATACTTTCACTGTTTGACGGCATTTCAAGATTATGATATACTGTCAATATGAATGAAATATATCTTATTACAAATAACATAAATGGGAAATTATATGTTGGGCAGACATCAACCAATTATAGAAAAAGATGGCTTAAACATATAAACAGTGCATATAATTCTCCATTAAAGGGATGTGTTTTATTATATAGGGCAATTAGAAAATATAGAAAAGACAATTTTACGATTAGTTTATTGGAAAAAACAAATAAGAAAGATACGAATAGTAGGGAATTTTTTTGGATTAAAACCCTAAAAACACAGGATAGAAAAAATGGATACAATTTAACAAGTGGCGGAGATTATTTTACAATGTCAAAATCTTGTCGTAAGAAGTTATCAAATAAATTAAAAGGGAGAAAAATAACTTGGAAAGACAAAACAAGGGTAGGAATGAAAAAAAGATGGGAAGACCCCGAATATAGAGAGAAAATGATTAAAGCACATACAGGAAAAAGAGGATTGAAATATAAAAAACATAAAAAACCTTTGCGGTTGGAATTACCAATATCAGAAATAAATGAACTGTATGAAAACGGTTGGACAATTTATAAATTGACCAAGAAGTATAATGCTTCTTATGGTTCAATAAAAAGAAGATTATGCAAAAGATAAAAATTCTCAGTCTCTTCGATGGAATTTCAATAGCACAGCAAGCCTTCAAGGAATTGGGGTATGAAGTGGAGTATTACGCTTCTGAAATTGATAAAAACGCTATTCAAATTACGCAAAAAAATCATCCCAATACAGAGCAATTAGGAGATATAAAAAACATTGATTGCACTGGCGGAAAATTGCATTACGGAAAAGGAAAGTTAGCTGAAACTGATATTTATTTTCTTATAGGCGGAAGTCCGTGCCAAGATTTATCTATTGCTAAAAAGAACAGAGAAGGACTGGACGGAAAGAGAAGCGGTTTATTTTGGGAGTATGTTCGTATCTTAAAAGAATTAAAACCTAAATACTTTATATTGGAAAATGTTGCGAGTATGTCAAAAGAGGCAAAGCAGATAATTACGGAAACACTTTATAACATAGAGCCGATTATGATTGACGCTTCTTTATTTTCTGCACAACAGAGAAAAAGATTATTTTGGATTGGAAAATTGGCAGACAAAAGACATATTGGTCATTGGGATAGTGCTGATTATGTAGAAGTGGACATATTGCAACCGACAGATAAAAAAATATACCTAAAAGATATTATAGAAAGTGGTGAGGCGGTTGCTAGATATTAGATAAAAAAGATGAAAGCACTAAAAAAACTTGACTTTTTTTTATAATGGGTGTATAATTAATTATATGAATTATGCTTGTCTCAAATTTACTCTCAATTTTGATAACTATTGAAGGCGTCTAATATACGCTATCTTTTTGGTGGTTTATTTTTGTAAGCATTAGAATGTTTGCTTTAAGCCTTTAAGATATAAGTCCTAGACAAAATTAAAAATGGGTTACATTTTATCTTAAAGGCTTAAATAAAAATTATGTTTAATAAAATACAAAAGCACAAAGAAAAGAACGACCCACTTATTAAAGCTCAGAAAGAATTTGAAAAGATAAGCAAACAAGTCTATCCCTCTGATGAATTAAGAGATAAGATACACGACCTCCGGGCAGAATATAACAAAATAACCAACGAATTAAAGGATAGTTTTAATAAAAGGATATACGACTTAACTATCGTGGGTATTAATAAAGAAATAGACCTTCTTAAAACAGAACTTAAAAAATAACAACCTAAAAATGGAACAAGAAACACAAGAGAAAAACAAAAGACCTATTGCTTTTGATATCAGAGAAATAGAAAACGGCTTTGTCTGTAAAGTCATAGAAGTAATTGATGACGCTGGTAAAAGCGAAATAAAAGAACTATTCGCTAATAATCGTGAAGAATTACAGGAAATTATTAAGAACGGGTTAAGTAATATACTAGATAAGAGAGATGAAATTGCGTAAAGGTAAATTAAAAAAAAAATTATAAGTAGCAAAGAAGAAAAGTTTTGCCAGTTTTATGCTGATTTAAGTGGCGAACATTGCGGTAATGGAGTAGAAAGTTATCTAGAAGCATATAAAGAACAGGGCAAGAAATTAACATATAACTCGGCAAAATCAAACGCTTACAGGTTGCTGACAAAACCAATTATCTGTGAGAGGATAAATGAGATACTAGAAGCTGGAGGATTTAATGATGAGAATGTAGATAAGCAACACAGTTTTTTACTCAATCAATTTGCTGATTTAAAGTCTAAACTGGGAGCAATAAAAGAATATAACCAACTTAAAGGCAGAATAATAAACAAAACAGATATAACTAGCGGTGGAAAACCAATACCAATATTAGGAAATGGCTTATTCAATAACAACAGCAACAAAGAGGGTAGCGACACTCAAGAAGAGGATTAGAGCAGTAGCTGGTGGAACTAGTGCTTCAAAGACTATTAGTATATTGTTATGGTTGATACAACTAGCCCAGACTGATGAGAAAGGAACATTAACAAGCATAGTGTCAGAGAGTATTCCTCACCTTAAAAGGGGAGCTATTACCGATTTCAAGAATATAATGCAAGAGCATAAATACTGGAAAGACAGCAACTGGAACGCAACTGATATGGTTTATAAGTTTGAAACTGGCAGTAGAATAGAGTTTTTTAGTGCTGATAATGGCGATAAGCTAAGAGGAGCAAGAAGAGATAGACTATTTATCAACGAAGCCAACAATGTTACCTTTGACGCTTTCACTCAATTAGAGGTTAGAACTAAGGAATTTGTTTATCTTGACTGGAACCCGACTAATGAATTTTGGTTTTATACTGATGTTATTAAAGGCGACAATGTTGAGTTTATTACCTTAACTTATTTGGATAACGAGGCTTTAGACCAAAGAATTATAGAGTCTATTGAGTCTAGACGAAACAATAAGGGCTGGTGGAAAGTATACGGGCTAGGACAATTAGGCGAGGTAGAGGGTAAAATATACCGAGATTGGCAGATAATTGATGAAATACCACACGAAGCAAGACTTGAGAGATACGGGTTAGACTTTGGATATAGCAATGATCCAACAGCCATAGTAGCTATTTACTATTACAATGGAGGGTATATCCTTGATGAGATATGTTATCAGAAAGGGCTAAGCAACAAGCAGATAGCTGATATAATGCTCAACATTGATAAAAAGGTTATAATTGCTGATAGTGCTGAACCAAAGAGCATAGATGAGATAAGAGCTTATGGGCTAACTATACTACCAGCCAATAAAGGCAAGGATAGTGTTAATCAAGGCATACAGCTTGTTCAAGACCAAAGAATATCAATAACTAAGCGAAGCGTTAACATAATTAAGGAATATAGGAACTATCTGTGGGAAACAGACAAAGAGGGTAAAATACTAAATATACCCATTTCTATATTCAATCACACTTTAGACGCCATAAGATACGCCCTACAATCGCTTATAAAGCCCTTAAATAGTAAAGATGAACCTATACTAGCCGACTGGCAACCCATTTCAGAATACGAGGGCAGACCAATAGACAATAGAGAAACTGGCATACATATAGTTTAACAACCTGAGCTTATAAATAAGCTCACCAATGGACAAAGATAAATTAGCTTTAACGGCAAAGAAGCAATCGGAGATTTGTATAAATTTTAAACAGCCAAGACTTAATGATATTAAGAAGTCTTTGGATTTATACGCTAATGTAGTAACTAAAACCCTTCCGGGTCGTTTTAACATCCCCATACCAGTTATGGGTGGTTTTGTTGATACCTTAAAAAGCAAAATAGATGACAAACCTAAGATAGTATTTAGTGAGAACGATGAAACAGACTACAAGAGAGTAGCCAAAGCTAACGGTATGTTGACTTATGATAGCTCAGATATTGTTGGTAAATGGGCATTAAAAGACAGAGCCGCTAAAATATCCGCTATATTTAGTGGACGAGGAGTTTATAAATACTTTGCTGAAAGCGACCCTAAATACAATTCTAATTTAGAAGTTATAGACCTATTTGATTTTATCTTTGAGCCACAAGGTGGTGGGGACTTGGATAACCATATGTTTACAGGGCAGATGAATATCTTTAAGACTAAGAACGAGCTTATTGAGGGAGCAAAGAGTAAGTATTACGATACTACCCAAGTAATGAAGATGATATCGGCTAGAAGCAATAAAGACCAAAAGGAATACGATGATGAGAACAGCAACAAGAAAGGCAGATATTCTATCTACGGACTAGACCCTGATATAAACAATTATGTCGGTGAAGAAGTCTTTTCTTTAACTGAGATGTATACCAACTATCAAGGTAAGAAATATCAAATCGTTTTTGATTATACGACTGGTATTTGGGTTAGAATAAAAGAAATTAGCGAAGTATTTAAGAGCAAAAGACAACCATATACTTCTTGGGCGACCCACGAGGACTATTTCCAATTCCTATCTAAAGCCCCCGTTGATGATATTAGACTTATTGCCGAAGCGATTAAAATTATATTTAACCAGAGTTTAGACAATATCCAAAAGAGAAACTGGAATATGAGAGCTTATGACGCTGATATATTCCCAGACCCTAGTCAATTGCAGTGGAGACCAGACGGACTTATTAAAGCCAATAACCTTGCTGGTAAGAATATTCAAAACGGTATTTATACCTTTGAAACACCAGACAATACCAATATTACTGTCAATATGATTGATTTCTTAGATGGATATATTGGTAAAGCAACAGGTATTACTCCTGCGGCTAAAGGTGCAGCCGATGAAGACAGCAAAGTCGGTATATATTATGGCAACCTCCAACAAGTAGCTGATAGGCTAGGACTTTATAATAAGAGTTACACCGAAGTTTATAATCAGTTAGGCGTTAGATATTTAGAGGGACTAGACGAACACTTAACCGAGGATATCTCAATTAAGGTTCAAGGTATTAGAGGCACAGAGTGGGAAGAGGTTAAGAGGACAGATTTCAAGTTTATGCGTATGCCTGATGTATCAGTTGAAAGCTCATCTACCGAAGCCCAGATTGATGAAGCACTAAACCAAAGAAGAACCAACTCATTATCCTTAGTTGCTGGAAACCCTACCTTAATGGCAAGTGTTAACCAAAATTGGCTAGTAAGAGAACTATTAAAGCAAGGAGAGTTTACTGACGAACAAATAAGAGTAGCCACTGACAAGATGACTGACGGCAATGTTGAAATACTATCAGAAGCGGCACAATCAATTAAAGATATAATTGAGGGTAAGAGTCCAAAGATAAACCGAGGAGCAACTACTGGCTTTGTTCAAAAGATACTAGACTATGAAACTGACCACGAGTTAGATTTGAAAATAGCCCAGAAACTAAGGGATTACGCTTCGGCTCATATCCAAATAGCTATGAGGAATATGTTAAAGAAAAACCAACAAATGGCAGAAATGGGACAACAAGTAAATATCCCACAGCAAGAAGCACCACAAGGCACACCACAAGGCACAGCTAGTCGGAGTGCTGATATAAGTCAAATGATGCAAGGCGTATGAGTATATACCAAAAAATAGAAGAATTAAAAAAGGAGTATAGCAGTGAAGCAGATATAGCCGTGATAGACGGCTGGCAAAGGGAATTGATGGAATTAGCCCCTCAAATAGAGTTAGCTAAGGTTAAACCCATCTCTGACCTATTAAATCGCTATATGGGCAAAATTAGGGCTAATAAAGAGCGTCTAACAACAGAAACAACCATTGATGATAGAGAAAGAATACAGATGTTAGCAGAAATTAAAGTCTATAACGAATTACTTAATTACTTTTTATCGGCTAAAAACTATGCCAAATATATAGTTAAAAATATAGAAGAAGCAAAATAATATGAGATACATAAAACAATTTAAAGAAAACATAAAAGATATTAAGGGAGGAGTATTACAGGATATAGCAAAAACTGGTATAAAAATTGCTAAAAATAAAATAAATCAGAATAAGAATGAAAGAATACTAACTACTAGATACAGTGAGCCATTAAAACATTATTCAACATTAATGGGTAGAGTTAATTATGATAAAGCTATGGGTGAAGTTAAACGATATGTAAAATCAGGTGACTATAATGGAGCTAATAATTATGTTAATGACCAAATTAATAAAATAAATAAAGAAATATCCAACTAAATAATAATATAAAAATTATGGCAAGAACAAAAACAGTGGTTGAAGAACCACAAGGGGTTGAAGAAACCAAAAAAGGCGTTTATGTTGTTGTAGATGAGTTAGGGAATGAAAGAAGAATATTCTCTGATAAAGTCCACGGCAAAGAAGCCAAAGACTTAGCTGATAGTTTTGCTAAAAAGTTTAAACTAAAAGTTAAATAGTCGTTGTTTTATGGCGACTATCCTGTCAATTAAGGCTTTCAGGTTGTCCTTATTTGGCAGAAATGTCGCCGTAAGACCAAGACAGTCAAGTCTTGTAAAACAAATCGTTAGCGTTGATCACGCATATTTAAATCACAGTTAGACAACTTAAAACTATGGACACAGAATTAAACCCAGACTTGGAGGCAGAATTAAGAGCAGAAGACGAAAAGCTATCCAAAGAATTAAAGGGTGAAAGTGAACTACCTGAGGAGGTAAAAAATACCGAAGAAGAACCCGAGGCGAAAGCTGATGAAGGTAAAGAGGAAGAACCTGAACAAAAACCTGAAGAAAAATCTGATGAGGAAGACGAAGAAAATCGTGTTCCAAAAGTGCCTTACAGGAAATACAAAGCTGAAAAGGAAAAACGCCAAAACTTAGAAAGTGAAATCAGCTCATTAAGAGAGGACATAAAAGCTATTAAAGAAAGCTCTATGTCTAACTCTGACAAAAAAGATGAGCTTGAAGAACTGGCTGAGGAGTATGGAGTTGACCCAACATTTGCCAAGAAGCTCGCAGATAACATTACTTCTAAGACTAAATCGCCTATAAGCGAGGAAGAATTAAAAGAATGGCGAGAAGACAGGGAAATGAAAGCTCAAGACAATGAATTTAACAATGAGTTTGACGAATTGTTAGAAGTAGAACCAGAAGCTAAAAACCATAAAGAAGCCTTAAAAAAGCTAGCATTTAGCAAGTATGGGTCTGATAACTTCAAATCACTTTTCTATATTTTTGGGAAAGAGATTAAACCAAATTTAGGGAATAAGAAGACAGCAGAAACTACCTCTAATAAGAAAACAGACAACACGGTTATAGACTATAAAACTATGACCGAGGAGGAAGCCTTAAAACTTCCAGCTGATAAATTCTTAGAATGGGCTGATTATCAGAAATAGACTGTAAAGGCATAATATTAAATAAATAATAATATTATGGCTAATAGTTATTCAGGTGGATATGGTCAATTTTGGGCAAAAATGGCACAAGCCTTATTGCTTAAAGTGGCTATCTTCCCAAAGATTGCTAGACGGAAAGAAGAAGAGGGACATCTAAAGTTAGGTTACCGAGTTCACTTTCCTTATGGCTCAAAGGCTGCAGTTAGAAGCGTAGCTTCAACGGGTGCGGTTGGTCGTGGTGATACTACCATTACTGATGAATATATTGATATTGATCAGTGGAAAGCTATCACTCGTTTCATTGACAACAGAACACTTATCCAAGGTTCGTTTGATGTTAAAAATGAATTAGCAAGAATTGATGCTACTCAAATGGCTAATTACATTGATGGTAAAGTATTGGGTGAAGTTATCAATGTGCCGTCTGCTAATGTAGTGGACGCAGGTTCAGTTGGTGGTTCAGCTGGAACTCCAATTTCTTTAGATACAGGTAATGTCTGGAAAGTTATTACCGCAGTTGGTGAGAAGTTGAATGCTCAAAGTGCTGATACTTCAAGACGATTTGGTGCGTTATCTCCAAACTTTATCAATATCCTAGACCAATATAGAGGCGGTAAAGAGTCCGGACTAGGTGATAAGGTTACAGAAAACGGTTTCTTGAGGAATTTGTATGGTATGGAGATGTATATGACCAACAATTCTTTGTTTGAAACTCGTATTAACTTCGGAACTACCAATGCTTCTGATGGTGATACTTTCACAATTAACGGAATTACCTTTACCTTAGAAACTACTACTGCTACCGCTGGTGGTATTCAAATTGGTGCTTCAGTGGCGGCGACTTGCGATAACATTGTTACCGCCCTAGACGCTCCATTTACTTCAGTTGCTGATGTTTATACTACTTTGTCTGATACCGAAGCTACTCGTTTAGCTTTAGAAGGTCTAGACGCTGTTGATGGCACTACTTATGTAACTGTTTATATGTATGGTGGTTCTGATATTGCAGTCAGTGAAACTTTTGCTTCTGCTAATATCACTCTATCAAAACAGGTTCAGCATTTAGTATTTGGTGTTAAAGATAAGATTTCTTTGGCTATTCAAAAGACTCCAAATGGTTATGATAAAGACCGAAGTGGTGATAGTTATATCTATCTTGGTAAGGATATTATCGTAGAAACTTTATATGGAACTAAATTGTTCACCGAACTAGCGAAAGAAGTTGTTGATGTTCAGATTGATGTTTCTTAATAACTAACCCAAAAAAGCTATGAGAAAGCAAAAAACAAACAACTTATCTCTCTGGCTAGCTATTATCGGCGTTGCTGTTTTAGCGGTTGGTTCAGTTAGTTTCGCTGGTGGTCTAGGTGAGAAGGTAATTAATATCTATGGTAATTATATTGAAGCTTCAAGTGATGCTACCTTAGGTGGTGTTAATTTTGAAGATGAGATATTTACTCAAGATGTTCAGATTGATGGAGCATTAACCCTTACTGGAGCATTAACCACTACTGGTGATACCAACCTTGATATACTAACTACTGGCAATGGAACTTATATTTCCACTACCACAGATGCTACAACCTATACCTTAGTTCAAGCTGATATTGAGGATTATAGTTATCTTAATTTAGACTTTACAGCAGGTGGTGCTATTACACATACTCTACCAGCTACAAGCACAATGATGACTTTACTCCCAGAAATAGGAAGTAAGCGAGAGTGGATTATTCATAACGCTTCTACAACAGCAGTTATGACTATCGCCGCAGGAGCAGGTATGAACTTATTGGGTATTGATACCAATGTTGATACTATTGCAGCCGACGGATGGGCTAGTCTAGAGTGTATGCAAATCGTTTATTCAAACAATGAGAACATCGCTTGTATGATGGAAGAATATTTAGTCGCTGATTAGTTGTTTTTACTTGTCCATCATAATTGGTGGACAAGATTAAGACAGTTAAACAAAAAGATAATTAACTTAAAATATCTATGAAAAAATCAATTATTGCCGTTCTATCAACTATTATAGTTTTGTTAAGTGGTGGAGTGGCTGTTGAAAAATTAGGTTTTAGTGAATTTAATGATTTACAAAACCCAGTTATAACATCAACAAGCACTGGTTCTTTTGCGACAAATGTTCCAGTAAAAGTATTGGACAATAAAACTGGTAGAAGATATGCCAGAATTATCAATGATGACGATACAAGTGATGTATATTTGTATATCACTAACGATGCTTTGTGTCATAATTTTGCTGAATTAGCAAGTGGTTGTGATGCTTCTGCTACTTCTACTATTACAGAATTAACAGGTATTAGATTAGAAAATGAAGGTGGTTATTATGATATAACACCAGACAATCAGTTTACTGGTGAAGTTTGGGCTACATCATCAGCATCAAGTGTAAAAATAATTACAATAGAGAGATAAAATGTTTTTTCAACCTTATAGGAATTATTTTGCCACTAGACAGATATACAACGAAAGAGATTTCGGTCAAAAGTATGTCAAAGTTTGGATTAGAGACGCCGATACAGACGAGGCTTTAGTTGATGGTGAGGAAATGACAGAAAGCACTGATGATAAAGGCAGGTTTAAATATACCTATAAACTTCCTGGCGACCCAACAGGTAACGGCAGACAACTTAGAATTATTACAGTTGTTTATACCGATAGCGGATACACTGAAAGGGATTTGAATTATCAAGTTGAAGAAACTAATATCGTGGTTAGGGATATGTTTGTTTTAGGTGGAGGTGGTGGCGGAGGTTCTGATATTGACTATAAAAAAATAAAAGAAATAGTTAAAGAAATAGTTAAAAAGGAAATATCAGATATAAAGCCTTGTGAGAAAACAGACCTATCACCTATCAAGAAAGAATTAAAAACCTCTCAAAAGTCAATTTTAGACCAAATAAAGGGTATTATTCCAAAGATAAGTGATGTTAATGATAGGATTTCTAATATAAATATACCAAAAACAGACCTATCTGGTGTTAATGAAAACATAAGTAAACTATCAGAACAGATAGATGAAACAAATATAATAGTAGATGAAAAGATAGGAAACATAAAAATACCAAAACAAAAAGATATAACAATGGTTTTAGCTACATTGATTATGTTAAAGAGAGAGTTAGTCCTTGAAAAATTAGAGGGTGTTGTTTCTAAAAATGACATATCAGATTTAAAGAATATGATTTCAGATTTAGAAAATAAGTCTGATGTTAAAACAGCAAAAAACAAAGACGAAATAATAAAGGCTATAAAAAATACAGATATAAAAGATAAGTTAGAAAAGTCTGTATTAGATATTTTAGAAACATTAGATAATATAGAGGATAAATTATGAGTAAGTTAAGTTACAAAATAATTATATTGTTTTTACTTATTATTGGATTTGGCTCTTTTGTTTCTGCTCAAACAATAAGTGGAACTCCAAAATGGCAATGGATTACAGGAAATTATATAGAGCCAATTAAAAGTGGCTCTGACTATGCCGTCCCATCATCTACTGAATATTGTCTTGGTGGAAGTTGTATAACAGAATGGAGCTCAGGCGGAGTATCATACTTTTCTAGCTTATCAGATGTAAACTTAACCTCAACCTCAACAGGAGATACAATATACTTTGATGGTTCTGACTGGGTCAATCTTGGTATTGGCACAGCAGGACAAGTATTGAAAGTAAGCGCTGGATTACCGTCTTGGGGAACTGATTTACAAGGAGCAGGTGGTTCTGGTGTATGGGCTACAACAACAGATAGTCTAGCTATTTATCCCTCTGACACTTCTTATACCGTGTTAGTTGGTAACAATGCTACTACTACACTAGGCAATATTCTTGAAGTAACAGGCAATTCTTATTTTAATGGAAATGCCACTACCACAGGACAACATTATGTCGGCTGGCTTAAATTACCAACAACAACAGCTCCGACTTACGCTCCCGGACTTTTATTTTATGAAGAATACGGCTCAAATAGCGGTTTGTCTTTTTATAACAGCGAACCAGATACTATTTTAAACATCGGAAAAGAGCTTTGGAAAGATGTCAGAAACTGTAATACAGGAGATACGATTTTAGACGGCACAGCGGTTTATTTAACTGGAACAGTTGTCAATCAAAGACCTTGTATTGAGCCAGCAAGTGCTGATACAGAATTAAAAGCTACTGTTGTCGGTGTTACTACTCACGACATAGAAAACAACACAGATGGCGTAATTACTAAATATGGCGTATTAAACGAAATAGATACTTCTGGATTAACGGACGGGTATATTCTGTATCTTGCTACCTCAACAGACGGATCTTTGAACGATTATAGGAATATGACTATAACTAAACCAGTAGCCCCTTATTATAGTGTTAGAATTGGTGAAGTTGATTACTCTCATACTACGCTAGGAAAAATTGAAGTTGACCCTAGCTTCCCTCACGATTTAAACGACAATCAAGATGTTAAAACAAGCTCAAATGCCGATAATGATTTATTCGCTTGGGATAATACTCAGGGCTTTTGGAAAAACGTCAGCAGTATAGTTGTAAACGCTATTACAGCGACAACTGGTAACTTCACTAATATTGAAGTTTCTAGCGTAGCTACTACCACTAAACTATGTTTTACTAATGGTGAATGTATGACAGAGCCTTCACCTATTGGAGCTCAAGTTACTTTCTATCCTCATAATACAAATTCTGATGTCGCTACTTACGAGGATATGTTTACTTATCCAGACGGAGCAACACCGATTGACGAGTCTTGTTCAGCTATTTCAAGCACAGATGAAGGGTATTGTTTAATAGATACTTATATCTCAACATCAACTGATATTTCAATTACTAACTACCCAGCAGGTAATACTAAGATATTTGTTAATTCTTATGTTAGCTCGGCAGCAGGTGACTCTCGTGTTGTTTTAAAGGGCTATAAACGAGATATTTTGGGAACTGAAACCTTACTTGGAACAGCCACAACAACAGAAATAAACAATCTAACTGTTGAAGAAGTTGTTACTACATTTACAGGAAGCGAGGATTTTCCATTTAACTCAGACGGAACAGATAGATTAGTAATGAAAGTTTATGGTTGGACAGACTCATCCGCCGCTAGAGATATTCACTGGACATACAAGAATACTGGCAACTACTCACATATGGAAACCCCGATTACTTTATCGGATACAACCTATGCCAAATCTAACAGAGATGAAACAATTACAGGAACTTGGACTTTTTCATCTTTACCAATACTAAGCACATTGACTGGTTGGCTTAGAGCTGATAGTGGAATAATAACAGCATCAACTTCTCCATATTTTTCAACTCTTAATATTGGCAGTGCTACCTCAACATCTTTCTATACCTCACTACTAGGATTAAACAGTGAATACTTCTCAGACTTAACAGGCACTAACCTAGAAAATAGTAGTGGTGTTTTAAGTGTTATTGATAGTCCAGTTTTTTCTGGTGATTTAACAGTAACTGGATATGGGCAATTTAATAATGTAACAACTACTGATAGCCTTTATGTTGGAGGTAATGCAGATATTGTCGGTAATTTAACTGTTACAGGCAATGTAACTGGTGCCAACTTAAATATTACAAATTGGGACACAGCTTATGGTTGGGGTGATCATAGCTTATCAGGATATCTAACTGACCTAAACGACCAAACACTCGGCTCAATCGGAGATATATCTACTTCTAGCTTATCTTATGGTTCAATGCTTGTATGGGACACTAGTAACTGGATGTCATCAACAACTTTACCTTTCTTTGATGTTCTATGGGATAATAAATATATAGCTACCTCAACTAAAAGCGGGGACTTCACTTTCTCAGATAATTTAAATATAACAGGAAATGCCACTACAACTGGTAACTTTGTTATTGGTGCAGATGATACAGGCAAAAAGGGTTGTATGGGAATACAAGATATAGACTTGGGTGGTTGGACTTATTGCTATACCATTAATGGAACGATGACTTGTGGAACTACTGATTGTTCAGATACTGGCTCAAATGCTACTTCAACAATATTAATAGGACAATAATATGAGAATAAAAGAAACATTAATAATAATAATAATATTGATTTTAACAGCAATGTATTTTAATACTGATAAAGAATTGACAGTTGGTTCCACTACCTATGAAGAGATTGGCTGGGAAGTGCCAACCACTGATGCAGAGTGGATTGCTGAAACAAAGAAAGAGAGTTTGAATATAAGAAATGATGAGAAACTTCTAGAAATGAAAAAAAACCACGATAAAAAACTTATTGAGGTTGAATATCCTAAATATTTAAAAGCAACTCAATACCCTGACGCTATTCGTTGGGAGTATATTGAAAGAGGTTTTGAAGAGCCAGAATTAACTGAAATGGTAAATAATGAAATACAAAGTATTATTGTTGACTACGAAAGAGTTAGCAAGTCTGTTGAGCTTATAAATAAAGAAATAGAATTGAGAGAGGATAACAAAGTCAATAGAAAAAGTGAAATAGTAGCAGAAATAATAACTAAAGAAAAGTAATATGAAAAAACTAATAATATCTTTAATTTTATTTTGTTCTCTAGCAATCTGTAGTAGTGCTAATGCTACAGTGTTTTATATTGACTTAACTGATGGTCTTGACACTAATGACGGACTTTCTACATCAACTGCTTGGAAAACTTTTGAAAAGTTTACTGAACAAACTAGAAGTGTTGGTGATACTGGATTTGTAAGGAGAGGCGGAATTGAATCGAGAAATGCTGATTTAAACTTTACCTCTGATGGTATTTTAAATAACCCAATAACAATAACAGCAGATTTTGATAATATTTGGGGTGATTTTGCTACATCAACTCAAACTTATACGCCTGTTGTTGGTTCAAAAGTAATAGCTTCTTCTGCTTCTACTACTGATATTGTCGCTGGTGATTGGATTTATGTCTATGGTGATTGCTTTGAAAACCCAGATACCACCCAAGCAAATGAATGTAAATATTATTATGAAGTAGAGTCAGTAACAACAAATGAAATTAATCTTTATATGCCATACAAAGGCAATAATGCTGGTAGTGGTAAAGATTTAAGAATAATGCCATATAGCCCTACTTATAATATTTTAACCGCTAGTTATCAGTGGGCTATGATTCAAGACTCTTATTGGATATTACAAGGTTTTAAAATAGGTAGTATAGACCCATTAGGAGCAATTAGATTAAATAGGAGTAAGGGAACAGTTATAAGAAATATGATAATTGAGCACTCCGTTGTTGCTAATCCCTCTCTTTCTTTTAATGAAGCTGATAATTCAACTTATGTTTATAATCTTAGAGTTTCTGGGGCAACATTTGTGTTTTATGAGTCAACATCATTAAACCTAGATACTTTTTATTTTGATTGTGGAACATATCTATCTGTTTCCAGATATGCTTTTAGAAATGTTATTGATACTTTTGGTTTGATAACTGCTAAAAATGGAGAAATTATTAATTGTAATTACGATATAGGTGTTACCACTAACTACGCAGGCGAAGGCTATTACTTCCAAAATGTAAAAAGAGTTAATGCCTATCAAAATCTTTATAGATCAGCTTATACTAGTGTTTATTTAGAAGATGACTTCGGAATAGTTGGTCTTAATTCTCGTAGCTCGTCTATTATAGAGTCTGATACAAAAGCGACAACTACTGTTAGTGATTATTCTGTTTTAAGAGACGGCGGAGGTTCAAGCTCTCAAAAAGTTATACCGCCTGTTGGAACGACTGCAAATGGCGTTTCAACTAGATACTTCCCTTTTTCCTATATCAAGCTCTTTGAATATCCTATTTATGCTGATACTAGCAACAAGCAGTATGATATGTATTTTTACGCTACTTCAACAGGAGTATTTACTGCTAACCCAACAGCGGATGAGCTTTATATTGAGTGTGAATATTATGGTGCTTCAAGCGGAGCTGATAGAAGAATTGAAAAATCAACGGGAGTAATAGACTTTATAGGCACGGCAGGCTGGCAGTCTTTATCGGTCCAGTGTGAGCCAGCTCAATCAGGTGTAATGTATCTTAGAGGCTATTACGCTAAGCCAGTTGAAAGCGGAAAAGACAATGTATTTTATATGGATATAAAGCCAGTAATTTCAACACCTTAATATGAAAAAACTAATAGTCATCGCAATAATATTATCTGCCTTATTTGGTGTTAGTGTATATGCCGAAACTTTTGATTGGAAAAAAGGTGCTCCTGTTGTTGTAGATGACAATTCCAATTATGTTGATTATTGGTGGAATGGCGGTTTTCCAACTGTTGTTTATATTTATTATGAGGAGGTTGTAGAAGATACAGACCCAAACGGCGACTTACATATAAAAGACGGAGAGATGCAAATAAAAAGTAATATACTAATAATTAAATAATTATGGAGGAATATACAAACAGAGAACTTGGGTTAAAAATTGACTCATTAAGAACAGAAAATTCTGCTTGTCATAAATCAATGCTTAATACCTTAATAGAGCATAACGGCAGATTAAAAAAAGTTGAACAATGGAAGTTGATGATTGCTGGTGGTATTATGGTTCTTTCATTTATTATAGGGGTAACAAGTTTACCAAAATTCTTACAATTTATAGGTTATGGTGAAGAAGTTCAAGCACTAACAGATACTCAAATTGAAGAAATAAAAAACTCTATTATTCAAAAAGCCTCTAACGATATTCAAACAAGGATTGATAATGGAGAATTAGAATTAAACATAAAGTAAAAATATGGCTAGATACAAAATAGTTAAAAAGGGGAAAGGAACACATAAATTGGTTAGAAAAAGAAAAACATATAGAGAAAGAATAATGAAAGCAACACCAAAAGACAGACAAGTATAAGGAGATACAAAATGTGTAATGTATGTGTAATGATTGGAAGCCTTGAGAAGAACAGATACGATGAAACCTATTGTGTAAATTGTGGGTATAACTATTCACAACAAATGTATTTCGACTTTAGGGAGAATAAAAATGAGATGCAAGAAATGCA